TTCAAAATGCAATTGAGCACAAATCATGTAAGCAATACGGATAATTATAGAGTTGTAAATTGAGTTCAAAATAGCGGTAATGGGACATCCTGAGGGTTGTGAATGAGTAGCCTGATAAATAACATCACGATTAATGTGTATAGCATGCACGATGTGCATCCATAGCGTTCTTCGAATTTGTGCATTTTCCGGCCCATCATCGTACCACTCGTTGATAGCATCGAGAATGGCCCATAGAATCTGAGATGACAGTGATCCATCAAAATTGGAGAAATCTCCAGCAACGACCTTGATTCCCAATTTAGTTGCAGCACGCGACGCCAATTTACGAACAATATCATTCCAATCAGGGGAATAAACATTTGTACCAACAGACACTTCATTGTCATTACGATTGTGCATCATCCATGCGGCGAAACCTAAAAAGTATTGTCTAAAAGCGATGGTAAAATGTACAGGTCCTCCGCAAAAAACGCGAGTTTTTCCAGCTTCAACTTTGGCAATTGGTCTACGTTCATCTTTAAGAGTATCACTCCAATAAACACCAGTCTGAATTCCATCTCTACAATTTTGGATCAATTTCTCCACATCAGCTTTAACTTGTAAAGCCAAGGGAGAATTTAGATCCCATTCATCATCACCAAAAGCATCTCGTTTTCCACGCAATTTTTCGTTAGTCATAGTATATGGATAACCCATAGACGTTGAACGATTAATTGGTGCGAGGAATTCGTCACCTGGCACTCCAATCAAAGCTTCTTCATAAGACAGAACTCGAGAATAATCGCGCATTTCCTTGAAACATTCATTTATGACAAAATTATTCTTAACATCATTCACAGCAATATCGATATATTTTGGATTAATGCGAGGAACACTCTTGCCATACTTGATCAGACCATTGTACATTGGATCCACTCCTTTTGAAGCACGTAATTTTGCGGGGATTGTTTTGTGAGGAACATAATCAAAGAAAGGGGAAGGGATAATTTTTGAATTATTGCCCGAACTAAGAGGGACATCTGTTTTACCATGAATAATCAAACCTTTGTCCAATGGAACACTTCCGCAAACATTGGAATCGCCCAAAATCGGCTCACATGCAATATCAATCTCAACACACATTTGATAACGTGCATCTATCTTTGACAAAGCATCACGCAAGGATTCTTGAGTTATTGTTTGAGCCATACCAATGTAGCCATTTGAGGCCATGTGAATACCAACAATTTTTCTCAAAGCTGAATTGTTATTGAGAATGATGGGGGCACCACAATCACCNGATGAAGTAGAACCACCATATTGCCAGCAATGATTNATTTCCATTTGAACATTTTCATCGTTGATGCGCACTCGATTCATCGACATTTTCACATCATGCAATGAGCGCTTCGAAATACAAATATCATTTGGATTTGAATTGAAGGTAGGCAATTGAGCAGCGTAATTTCCATTAAGCATTGACAAATCTTCAGTCTTAATAAACAAATTTAAAATGTTAGTGTGAGGAGAAACGCGATCTTCTTTGGGACACAACCAAACGATAGCAGCATCAATAGGTTCTTCATTCTTATACAGTCGCACATGATTATCGAGCATCGAGCCAAATGTGAATTCAACGAGTTTTGAAGATCTATTGGACAAATAAAGAACATGATCACGTGATCGTGATTGTTTGAGAATTTCAAGATAATGATAGTTAATCAAAAAGCAAGTGCCCTTGATA